GAATGCAAATGAATTGAGTGATGTTGCAAAGGTTGCTTCAAAGAAAGCGGATGATGCGTTTGACAGAAAGAAACGCGAAATCTTGCCAGATAAGGTTGTAGCCGCGTGTATCAAAGCAGGTGCTAATGTTCTGGAGTTCAAAGAAAAGTTCCAAACCATTAAGGTGGGCAATCCTAAAGATTTGAAGATTTGTAAGGATGTTATTGCTCGCATGGGTTCGGATGCGAAGGACTACGTCGCATATACTGCATAATCAGATTGAGAGCAAACGTATGAAAATTAAAGAACTATTAGAAGCGTCCGAACGTGGCGTTGCTATCGCTACCGCCAAAAGTGCTGAAGCAAACGCCGCCACTAAACATGCCAAGGATCGTGGTACGCATTTTCATGCCATAGCTGCGAAAAAGCATGGCTCCGCTGAAATGGCGCAACGAGCCATAGGAAATAAAAAATTAGCAGACGAACATAAACGAATGGCGCAATTTCACCACGACAAGTCTATCTGATACTTGTTGAGTAGAGTCAATTCAGTCCAGCTTCAAACCGCTTTGCGTCTAGCATAGTCTTCAGTAAGAACTGGCGGGAGTTGCACATCTTAATGCCCTCTTCAAGGAGGGCATTTTTTTGTTTAGACAATTCAATTTTGGACACTAATGCTTGGAGTGTACTGTCTGCAGACATAAAAATATCCATGTCTGTTTTTAGAATTCGTAGAGATGCGTGTGGTTCTGTTTTTAATTGTTCCGGTGTAGCCTTGCCGGAATATACCATCCATCTTGCCAAATACACTCGCTCTAGCTCGCGCTCTAGCGTCTGCAACTCATTCTTTTCAGCCAGGCGTAGCCATAACAGCTTTGCGTGAATTCTTGGAGTCTCACGCGCTTCGTCGGAAATGATAGGCCCTATTTCGGATGCCCTATCAATCACAGCTTTGATTTGTTCTAATGTTGCCATACAGTTCCTTCATTGTGTTTGCTTGCATTATAAATAAGTTATAAGTATAACACAAGTGCTGAAACATGAATATCCAAAATACAAATTTCTTACAACCTTCTGGGTTCACAATTTCGTTTTCAAGGTCGCCCGAAATTACGTTCTTTGCAAACTCTGTCAGCATTCCTGATTTGTCTATCAGCAACCCTCGAAGATCTACCCCGTTCAGCACGATTCCTGAACCCGGCGATCATGTAGAGTTCGGACAGTTTCAAATTCAGTTTCTGATGGACGAAGACATGAAAACGTATCAGTGCATATACGACTGGATGATGCAAATTGGGTTTCCAGAAACCCACACACAATTTATAGATGGGATAGCAGCTACTAACGGGGACGCTGTTGGTAAGATTGAAAACCTACTAAGCGACATCACAATTACAGTCCTAAACAACCATAAGCGACCTATTGCAAAATTTACCTTCAAAGACTGTATGCCTTCTTCTTTATCTGGGGCAGAACTTAATTTGACAAGCGGGGTTGAGCCTATAATCGCATCTGCTACCTTTGATTACACCTTATTTACTATGTCACGAGCAATATAACAAATGATACCTGTTGTCCTAGAATACAAAGATAATACCTACGCAACCATATCCGCGGAGCCATCCATACGTATGGAGTTAAAAAGCTCGCTGACGTTTGAGGCACCTGATATCAAGTTTCATCCTATGGTTAGAAGTGGGCTGTGGGATGGTAAAATTGCGCTATATAAGGGTAACGCGGAAATTTACTTAGGCTTAGTTCCTAGAGTTCGGCAGTTTTGCGCAGATCGAGGGTATGAAGTTCTAGTGTCTAGCGACATCGATAAAGCGTTCATAGATGAAGAATTAAATGCTTCAGGTTTTGGATTGTGGGCGTCTTCACTCCCACTATCAGCACACGGGAACGACATTTCGCCGAGACCATATCAAATGTCTTTGGCATATAAGGCTGTCAAATACAAGCGCGGAATTTTTAAGTCTGCGACCGCAACTGGAAAGTCCCTTTCCCAATACCTGATTTGTAGGCACTTGATAGACGTTGCTAAAATACCTGGCAAAATCTTGTTGTTAGTTCCTACAGTTGCTCTGGTTGAACAGATGTACACAGACTTCGCAGACTATAGCTCAAAGGACGATAGCTTTTATGCTCATCCAATAATGAGTAAAATCTACAGCGGTAAGGATAAAGCTCACTGCAATAAAATCTGCGTATCTACTTGGCAATCGTTACAAAAGATCGGCAAGTCGACGTCATCATTTCCTGCCGAATGGTTTGCACAATTTGATGCGGTGTTAGTGGACGAAACACACACTGCTGAGTCTAAGGAAATCAAACGTATTTTAGAGCTATGTGTCAACACGGAGTACAGAATTGGCGTTTCAGGCACGATCAAAACTAACGAACTAAGCATGGCTACATTAGAGGGACTTATAGGCCCTCTTACAGTTATTCAGACTACTAAACAAGCGATGGATGCGGGACATATTGCAAAATTGAATATCAAAAGTGTCGTGTTGGATTATAGAAATCGTAGCAATTTGCCGGATATTTCTGACTACCATGATGAAATTGCGTTTTTAACAAGTGATGAAGCAAGGCAGAAATTTATAGTTAAACTTGCATTAAGTTTGAAGGGAAACACACTCATATTTTTCAACTTGGTTGAAAAGCATGGTAGGCCTTTATATGAACTAATCAAAGCCGCAGCGGGCGATACTAGAAATGTGTATATCGTCGACGGTGGCGTAGATGTTGATGATAGAGAGCGAATTCGCAGAATCATAGAAACTGAAACGAACGCGATAATTTTAGCGTCATACGGAACTTCGCAAACAGGTACGAATTTTCAAAATATCCAAAACGGCATTTTTGCGGCATTTTCAAAATCGATGGTTAGGGTTCTACAAAGTATAGGGCGCGGATTGAGAAAGACCAGTACAAAGAGCGAATTTACGCTATTTGACATAGCAGACCAAATAACAGAAAAGAACGCTTCTTATCGTCATTTGTCGGAGCGCCTTGAAATGTACGAGGCAGAGGGGTTCTCCTACACTCGTTCTAGGATTGCACTTATGTGATATAGTTGTTTAGGTTTCAAGTTTTCCTTACAATACAAGCTAGTCATTTGACTATAACCAAAGGAAAAATATGAAACTGTTTAACTTGATTTTTGGCGTAGCTTCTTTATTCGCAGGCGTAGCCTTTGCATCTGACTTCAAAGTAAGTGCTGGCGCGTCCACTGCTAATATGTATCACGGAGTTGACTTGTCTAAGCGAGGCATGTCCGCTGCCGTGGGTGTAGAGGGAGTAACTGACGCTGGGTTCTTTGTAAATTGGAAGGCGTCCACTGTTTCGTTAGGTAGTCCCTCAACTTTAAACCTACAACATTTAATCGATGCTGGGTACGGTGCCAAAGTGCGCGATGCGTTGGTGTCTTTTGGTCTTCGTAAAGTTGCATATACCGGAACCGCACTGACTGCCACTAACAACCACGAGGCATTTTTGTCTGCAACCGACGGGCGTTTCTACGCGTCTGTTCGTAAAGAAATGACACACACCAAAAACACAGGTGTAGAACTAGCATACTCTATGCCTGTCGCCGAAAATGTTGTTGCTCACGTTGGGTATGAATACATTAACTACGGAACTTCCCGTTTTGATTATCACGGTGTGTCTGTAGGCGGTACGTATAAGTTTTCGCCGAACTTGACGGCAGACGTGTCCTTCATTAAAGCTGGCCGTGACGCTTTTGGTGCTCAATTGCCGAAACGTGCTGTTGCTTCTATTTCGTACTTATTCTAGTATGAATACTATCAGTTTTAATCTATCAATGACTGTCGTGCAGATTAGAACTGTGTCAAACGCGTTGCTGGTGGGTGTTGCAATTACACCCACCACAGATAGTAGTTGTTCTGAAGCCACAAAAAAGGCGGTTGCTGAACACCTATCAACTCTGAAATTTAACGAGTTCCTGCACTGCTTCCATCTGTGCGAAGTAAATTTCACCAACTCACATTTAGAATTCGTGCCTTGGCTTCCACTATCTGCGTCACAGTTTAGTATGCTGGCATATAGAAATTGTGTTAGCGTTTCTGAAGTAGATTCTATCTACGCTTCCCAGTTTGAAGCGTTCTTGAAATCTAATGGTGTTGCTATCGAAACTGAAATCACGAACCACATGAAACGGTTTGGTATTCACGAGTTGGCCCTGAACCACGAAACTGAAAACGTTACACCACCTACAATACACTAGATATGGCAAACCATTTAAAATCTGATAATAAGTCAACAATTGCTAAAACTGCTGGTAAGTTTCAATTTGTTGATAATGCAGAATTGCACGCGGAGCTGGCAGAGCGAAAACTGAAGGTTTTAGAGGCGATCGATCAGGGTAAAGAACCACCACAAATCAGCGAGTCTATAGGTAAGAAACTATTGCTCATTTCAAGCGCACTTTCGTTTACTCCTAGGTTCTCTAACTATACATATCGCGAGGACATGGTAATGACCGGAGTGTGTGATTGTGTTAGATACATCGACAATTTCGACACTGAACGTGGGACTAGCGCGTTCGCTTACTTCACACAGATATGTTGGTATGCTTTCCTTCGCGTTATCAAGCCCGAAAGAAAACAGTCTTACATCAAACATGAAGTCATTAAGAGCATGTGTACTGTCTTAGATGACATGCAACTACAAGATCAGGACATGGACACAGAGTTCAAAAATTATGTCGTTGAAATGCTAAGTATGACGGATAGGCCTGGCTTGGAAAAGACATTTTCTGTAAAGCCATGCGAGGTAGAAGAGGAGGATTTAGAAGAATCGTTTAAGGGGTACCTATGATTGCCGTTCTTACAGATGTACATTTCGGGTGCCGTGGGGATTCCGCAATCTTTCATGATTATATGGAGGAGTTCTTTAAAACGGAATTTTTCCCGACACTGAAAGAAAAATCTATAAAGACTGTTATTTGCTTGGGCGACTTGTTTGATGTAAGAAAGACGGTTAGCCTATACACCCTGTCCCGAGTTAAATCCTATTTTTTCGACGTAATGCGGGACGAAGGAATTGAGTTCCTTACGCTGGCTGGAAACCACGACGTGTACTTCAAGAACGATAACGCAATTAACTCACCTTCTCTATTGCTATCCGAATACAAAAATGTTCGTGTTGTGAGCGGTGCGCCTGAACAAATAACTATAGATGGTGAAGTAATTTCATTTGTACCTTGGATAAACAATTCCAATCTACAATCAACATTAGACTATATCAACAACGACACATCTACAGTTTGCTTCGCACATCTTGAGCTGAAAGGGTTTATGTATCAGGCTGGGGTATTAGCAACCCACGGCATGAGCTCGGGCGTCTTTGAGAATTATGCGTGTGTGCTGACGGGACACTACCACTCTAAATCGTCTGTCAACAACGTACATTATCTTGGATCTCCGTTTGAAATGACGTGGGCGGATGCTAATGAATGCAAGTATTGGCATCTGTTCGACTGTAAAACGCACGCTCTTACTCCAATCAAAACAGCGGGTAAAATGTTTTGTAAATTGACATATGACGACGGTGTTAATGATTTTGAAACCGCGATTGCGGAATATAACTTTTCAGCACTAACAAAGAAATACGTCAAAGTAATGGTTGAGTGTAAATCTAATCCCGTATTGTTCGATGGCGTAATCAATAAAATTTCAGAAGCATCTCCGCAAGATTTGAGCATTGTAGATAATACGGTATTTGGCGAAACCGAAAGTGGTATGCCTGATGGCGAAATACTGACGCAAACAACAAATTCCATCTTAAAGGGTGCTGCTGATTCAATTTCTGTTCCTGGAATTGACACGGGCGTGCTATACGATAAACTAATGGAAGTTTACACAGAGGCGAGTGCGATATGCTAATTTTAAAACTTCTAAGATTTAAGAACTTTCTGGCATTTGGTAATCAGTTTACGGAAATTAACTTTTTGCGCAACCCAACCACGATGCTGGTCGGAAAGTCTGGTAGTGGGAAGAGCACACTTGCAGACGCGCTTTGTTTTGCGATGTTTGGTAAACCTTTTCGCCCTGTTCCGAAGGGTAAATTAGTTAATACCGTAAATAACAAAGCATGTCTAGTCGAGTTGGAATTAGATATAGAAGGGGCTTCATATCTTATCCGTCGCGGAATGAAGCCCGAAGTGTTTGAAATTTACAAAGTGGAAGACGGGGGTAACAGTTTAGTCAACCAAGATTCTAAGGTAAGGGACTATCAAAACTGGCTCGAAGAATCTGTGCTGGGCATGAATTTTAAAACGTGCATTCAGACCGTTATTTTGGGATATGCGAACTACACTCCGTTCATGGAGTTGAATGCTGCGGAACGTCGTTCCATCGTTGACCAAATTTTAGGAATTGACGTATTTACCAAGATGGGCGCCATCGTGGGCCAGCGTTATAGGCAATTGAAAATTGACTTGCAAGCTAACGACCGAGAGCTAAGTACGACTAGAGCATACATAGAGTCAACGCGTCAAGTATTGACACAGATGGAAACCAAAGATAAAGGGGAAGTAGATTCTATCAAGAATGAATGCAATGACCTAAGTGCTCAAATCACGCGGGCGGAATGTGAAATATCCCGCTTGTCAGAAAAGGCGAGTTCGTTGCAAGTGGATAAAATTGCTTTGGATAAGTTAAACCGAGAAGTCGCGGAAATGCGAAAGCGATTAACCTTGGCTAAATCTGACATTCAAAGGAATCTAGACCTACAGCAGTATATGAAAGATCATCAGGTGTGTATCACCTGCCATCAAGAAATTACCCAACATCATAAGGCGCAAATTTGCGCAGACTCGGTGAAATCAAATGCACAAATTGCGTCGGCGGCAAAAGAAACACATTCGAACCTCACGGAAAGTTTGGCACTTATTAACGCTGCTAACGAAAAAAGTAATGAACTTGTGAACGTTTCACAACAGATAAGCAAGTTTAGCGATAAAGTGTTGCACCTGAACAAAGAACGTGCTAAACTGCTTGAAAGATTAAACTCATTTACAGATACTACAGCTACGGCCACATTAGCAGAAACGGTATTGGCGTATGTTGACAAAGTACGGGAGTTAGAGGTTTCTAGAAATAGCATGTTGGTTGACCAGCAGTATTATGAAGTTCAGCAAAGGATGTTGAAGGACGACGGCATAAAATCTACCATTGTTAATCAGTATATTCCAGAGCTAAATCGACTTATCAACGAGTACCTTGATAAGATGGGATTTCACATGCGGTTTGAACTTGATAGCGAATTTAATGAGAAGATTCTGTCTAGGTTCAGGGACAGTTTGTCTTATTACTCGTTATCAGAAGGACAGAAAAGTCGCCTTTCGTTAGCAATCACGCTGGCGTGGCGAAGACTTGCGGAACTAAGAAATTCCTCCCGTTGCAATGTGCTAATCTTAGACGAAGTGTTAGATGCAAACTTAGCAGCATCGGACATCGAGTCTGTTTGGGGTATTGTAGAAGAAATTACTAAAGACACGAACGTGTTTGTCATTTCCCACAGACCGGACGCGCTATACGACAGAATCCGTTCAACCATACAGATTGAACTTCGCGGAAATTTTAGTGAAATTTCCTAACTTATATAAGGACTAATTATGATTGTAGATTATACTGAGGCACAGTTTGATACTGATATGGTCGAATTGGCGGACACTATTAAATCGTCGCAAATGGTGTATGACAAAATTTTAGCGGTTGCGCGGGGTGGAATTACCCCAGCATTTAGATTAGGGTATCATCTAAACATTCCTGTTGAAATTGTTAGTTATTCGTTGAAAGACGAAACAAGATTTGCAAATTTGCAGGATGTTATGTCTACGTTATCTCAACAAAATCGAATTTTGATTGTTGACGACATTTCCGACAGCGGTAAAACGCTCCAAGAGATCGCAACTGCTATGGAATCCAAGTTTACATTTGACACAGCCACAATTCTTTTTAAACCTCACACAAGCGCATTTATCCCCACATATTACGCTACCACGCACAATACAGATGAATGGATCAGATTTTTTTGGGAAGTCGAACTGTTTAGCGAAACTGAAGAGTAGCATTGTTTTCATTTACAGTTTTTGTTAAACTGTAATCCCTATTAACTTATTATGAAAGAAAGTTATGCCCGTAACTAAAGTGTTTTATTTCGCAGTGCAACTTAACAACGAAAGCCTGGATATCAAAGCTGGACACGTGGTTGCCACAAGTTTTGCAGATGCAGAATCTAAAGTCCTTCTGCATTTTAAAGACGGGTGCGACATTATTGACCTATCTGTTCAAACAGAACCTACTATGGAGGTATTGCTATAATGCAACTGATCCCAATCGCAAACCGAATCGTCGCAAAGCCTATCGATTTGACTAATGTTACTGCCTCAGGTATCGTGCTATCTGGCGGAAGTGCAAAAACCTCTAACACTTGCGAAATCACACACGTCGGGTCTGGGGTTACACAATACAAGGTTGGCGACATTGTAATCCACCACAATCACTTATTTTTCGATTTTGAAGGCGTTAAACACTTGACGTTCTTTGAAGCTGACGTGATTGGTAAGTTGGTATAGCATGAGCTCAAAAATAGTTCGATACACCGAGCAGTTCCTGTCTATACAAGGTGAGGGAAGATACACAGGCAAATTGTCCATGTTCTTTCGTTTCTTTGGCTGCAATCTGAGCTGCGCGGGGTTTTTTCAGGCAGACCCAACAGACCAAACTACTTATGTTGACCCGCTAGACGGAATTGACCCAAAGGCCATTACTAAGTTAGAAGACGTACCCGTTTTTAAATTTGGATGTGATACAGGGTATTCCGTTTCCGCAAAATTTAAGCACTTGGCAAAATCTGAACCTACAGACAGCGTTGCTATCAAAATGTGTTCTGAAGTGCCGTATGGCTGGAAGCATTTTAATACAGGCTCGGATGTTCACTTAGTATTTACAGGCGGCGAACCTTTGTTGTGGCAGACGGAAATGCTGGATATTGTAGAATCTATGGTAGATATGGGAAACTTCCCAAAGTTTATCACCGTAGAAACGAACGGCACCAAAGTCTTGAGCCAGTACAATCGAGAACGGATTGTTAATCTTCGTCAGCAGCACGGTATTGAATGGCAATGGTCAGTTTCGCCTAAATTATTTTCCGTTTCGGGAGAACGCGGAGTCGTTAATCATGACGCCATAGATAGTTATTATTCCGCAAGCAATGTAGGGTATCTGAAGTTCGTTGTGAATAACACTGACGTGTGTTGGGAAGAATTGAGCCAGGTTTTACAACAACAGCCAGACCACCACACATGGGAAATCTACATTATGCCTTGCGGTGCTTCAATTGAGCAACAAAATGACGTAAATTATCTGTCTGCCATTGCAACCCGAGCAATTCGAGAAGGTTATCATGTTTCTGGAAGGTTGCACGTTAATATCTTCGGAAATGCTACATCTACATAAAGGAATATATGCAAAAACCTAGTTCTTTATTTTTTAACGCCGTTTCTTGCGTAGATCACGCAATGATTGTAGATGGTAAAATTGTTGGCGGTTCCGTACTTCCCAACATTATCATCACTGGAAACGTGGATCCAAAAGAGTCTGTGGTTGTTGACTTCTCCACATTGAAAAAGTCTATTAAAGCAATTATAGACCACCCAGAATATGGGTTTGACCACAAGCTGTGGGTTGACCCGTCAGACCCGAATACCACGTTAGACACAAGCATAGATGGGCGAATTCGAGTTAAAACTCGGTGGGTTGAATTTGAAGGGCCTGCGGACGCTGTTAAGTTCG